CGATATTGTGGAACGTTTGCTCAGAGGAAGACATTTTAGTCTTCTTGTACGTGCCTGAGGCTGACTTAGTCACTGTAATATGATTATATGGACAAGAAGGTTCTTCGTCCAAGACATCATCCGTCAGTGACTTCCAATAGTCAAGACACGCGCCCGCCAGAAGTTTCTGGAACTCGGTAACGCGTACCTCAGGTGACTCTCTAAGGATGTGTGGTAGTTCGATACCACATCCCCCGAGTTCAAGCGGTACAAATAAATTGTACTTACCCGGACCGTTATGGTCCCCAGTAAGGACAGCGAGGTTGTCCTTAAAGTAATGCTTGACTCGATCTAAAGCACGCTCAGGGTTGTTGGCGTTCCTCAATATGTGCTCGACCTGCCCTTGGATAGGCAGGTCTTGGACAATTTGTCTTTGAGCAATTGAGGAAGGCCCCTTCGAGTGCCTTAGGAGCAAACCGACTGAAGGGTGATGAAGTCTGATGAAGTCAGACCCACCCCTCCAGATCCAAGCCATAGAGTTGATGGTCACATAGTTGGAACTGATGTAGTTCTTTCCTTGTGAAAGCTCAAAGCCGGCACGATCTATCCATTTCTGCCATATCAGGTAGAACTCGTCATTGGACATGAAACATATATCATCTCCATTCACGAGAACTGGAAGATCATCGAGATCGAACTCTCGTCCAGCATACTCTTCCAAAGCGTGCCAATATGCCACAATGTTAATTGCGCATAGCACGGGAAAAGATAAGAGGCTTCCCATCAACTGGCCATTCTTCATGGTAAATGGCTCTAAATCGATGTTTTGGGCTTTAGCTTCCTTAACCAATTTGTCAGGGTACGATACTACATGAGCACCTAACACTGCCTGACAGATCTTAGATTCCTTCTCGGTTGCACCTGCGGCAGCTAGAATTGATCTGAGACATTTGGAATTGGCATCAAGACTCAAACCGTCAGTCGCAGCACTATAATCTCCACTCACAAATTTAGTGAATGGGAGACCGAGGGCTTCGGTCTTCAGCACCACACCGTAGAGATGTGATGCATCTAGTGACTGTCCAGTAAGACAAAAGCAAGGATAGCGCTGTAGTGCTTTCCAAGCATGCTTCTGGAAGGTTTGAGTTAGCCAATAAGGAACAGCTTCGCCCTTCGTGATTACACGACACTTCAAAGGTTCAAGACACAGTTCCACGCGGGCTTGTAACTTGCCATTGCGTGATTCCACATAGTCCGACGCAATGTCGACAACCCTCTCGTATGAGGGTAGTGGATTCCCATGTCTCTCGTAGACTTCACCGGGACGTAGCTCAAACATATCGAGCATTCCCCAGTCCGAGAGATCCTCCTCGCGCAGTGCCTTTCGCACCGCCGCTGCCCTACCACCGGCAGATCTTGTAGAGCCCCAAGCGGCATTCGTGCCTGGGTTCTTCAAGATTCGCCTGATAGGGTCTGGGAGGGACTTGATCTTGAACTTCGACTTTCGAGCGGAACTTGGTAAATCTTTACCCGAAATCCGGAATATCTTATCGAACTTTGCGCCATCTAATGGTACATCAGGAGGAGGCTTAGGCTCTGACAGTGACTTTTTGTGTTTCGCACTCGAATACACCTGGAAGTCTGTCGGCACAGTCGCACACCCTCGTTTCGGTGATTGAAGTATTCCGTTAAATACGGTTCCTG